ATGCGGGCGATCGGCTTTATGGTCGGCCCCGACCTCCCGCAAGTATCACCGGAGCAGGTCGGCGTCCTCAAGCTGCTCAAGATCGCGGTCGAGTATAACAGGTTCCGAGAGCGTCTCAAACAGGAGGGGCGCACAGAGTACAACCTCGGGGAGCTGGCGGACAAGGTCATCATCCCCATCTTGAAACTATAGGAGGAAGGAACACAATGAACAACGAACAGAAGCAGGAAATCATCAAGGCCCTTGCCTACGGCAAGACGCCGGAGGAAATCGCCGCAGCCGAGCGCGTGTCGTCTCAGGACGTCCGAGAGCTGGAAGCGGCGCAGGCCGACGCCATCGCGCAGGCCCGCGAGGAGTATGAAAAGGGAGGTTTTACAAATGGCGACTAAAATCAAGGGCATCGACATCTCGACATGGCAGGGGACGCCGGACTTCTCCAAGGTGAAGGCGGCGGGCGTTCAGTTCGTCATCGCCCGCGCAGGCTACGGACAGAACAACATCGACAAGCAGTTCCGGCGCAACGCGTCCGAGTGCAACCGCCTCGGCATCCCCTTCGGCGTGTACTGGTTCAGTTACGCGCTCAATGCAGAGATGGCGCGGCAGGAGGCGCGCTATTGCCTCGAGGCGGTCAAGGGGTATCGGCTTGAGTACCCGATCTTTTTCGACCTCGAATATGATACCGTCCGCTATGCCAAGCAGAACGGCGTCACCATCACGAAGGCCCTCGCCACGCAGATGGTAAAGGCGTTTTGCTCTGAAATCGAGGCGGCGGGCTACTACGCGGCGAACTACATGAATAACGACTATGCGAAGAATATGTTCGACATGGCCGCTCTCAAGCAGTTTGATGTGTGGTACGCGTGGTATAACGCGACCATCAACCGCAGCGACGCGGGGCTCTGGCAGTACAGCAGCAGCGGCAAGGTGAACGGCATCTCGGGGAACGTCGATCTCGACTATGCCCTCAAGGACTACCCGACCATCATCAAGAACGCCGGGCTCAACGGGTTCGAGAAGCCGTCCACCAGCAAGCCGGAGGAGGCCGACCCCGACGCGGGCGTCCCCGAGTGGCAGCGGGCCGCGTTTGACAAGCTCGTCGAGCAGGGCGTCATCACCACCCCCGAGCACTGGAAAGGACGCCTCGCGCAGCAGATAACGGTCGGCGAGGTCATGGCGATCGTGGCGAACACAATCAAAGACTAAAGGAGGCGGGCGCAGGAGATGGATGAACTCTCGAAGGAGCTGACAATCGAGATGCTCCCGTCGACGCTTTACAAGGAAATCGCCGAGGCGATAGGCGTCGAGAACTTCGTCAAGCTGGCCGACGTGGTCGGCGGCTCGACGGTTTACATCCCGAAACCCGAGAGCCTCATCCGGCCCGTCCGCGACGCCCGCATCAAGGCAGAGTTCAACGGCTACAACCATATCGAACTTGCGAAGAAGTACGACGTCACGGAGCGATGGGTTCGGCAGATATGCGGGGAAGGACACCCGCCGGGGCAGCTCGACATCTTCGGTTTTATGGACTGACAACAACAGAAAACGGGTATTTTTTCTCAGAAGTGCTACATATATAAACTTCCGGGGAAGCCCTCTAAAATAAGGCTATGAGCTACAGCTCATAGCCTTATTTTTATCCAGAAGGAGGACAAGAACAAAATGGAAGTTATCATGCAAATGGGGAACGAGCTGCTCGTCAACCTGCTTGTCGGCGTGCTGAGTGTACTCGCGGCTCTCGCGATCTGTGGCGTACAGAAGGGCATCGTCTACCTCAAGCAGCAGACGGCGCAGCTCAAGGACGACGGGCTCCGCGCGACGCTGGACTCCGCCCTTGAGGACGTCGGGCGGCTGGCCGAGGTTACGGTCGGCAGCATCGAACAGACGACGGCGGGCGTCTTGCGTGACGCGGTCAAGCTCGGAAACGCCAACCGCGAAGACCTTGTCGCCCTCTCGAAGAAAGCCTTCGACGAGATCAAAGCAGCCGTCACGCCGGAAGCGCAGGAGATCATCACCCGGCAGCTCGGCAGCTTCGACGACTACCTCGAGAAGCTGATCGAGGACACCGTCCGCAAAATCAAGAACGAGTCGCCCTACCTGACGCTCTCGAACGAGCTGCTCGGCGACATCGTGATTGACGACGGGAAGGGCAAGGCGGCAGGCTCCGCAGTATAAGGGGGCCTTTTATGGACGCCGTACAACTCACCGCAATCGTGGGAGCAGCGGCCTCGCTGCTCTGCACGCTCGTCGTCGGGGCCCTGACCTACTTCCTCAAGCGTCTGCTCGGGACGCTCGAGGAAGCGGACAGGAAGAACGCCGAACGCATCGAGGCGGTCAACAAGGAAAAGACCGCGCAGATTGAAAAGGTCGAGGAGAAGCTCAACGACCTCAAAGCAGACCTCCCCCTCCTGTATGTGACGAGGGAGGACTACATCCGAGTTATGAACCGAGTCGAGGACAAGCTCGACCAGATACTTTATGGAAGCAACAAGGGGAAGGAGGAATAAACACTCATGGCAATCATGGACGATATGACCGAGCAGGAAGTCGCCAAAAACAAAGCCGTCCGGGGGTACATCATCCGGGCCCTCGCGAAAGGCTCGCAGAACGCGCTGCTCGTCCGGCAGATCACAAACGCCCTCGTCGGCGACGGCCTGATTATATCGCCGGACATCTCGAAGCACCTCGCGTATTTGCAGGAGGCGGGCTATATCGCGTTCACGGGCCGCACGGCAAACGCCTATAATGCGTACCGCCGCGACGCGGTCGTCAAGCTCACGCGGAAAGGCGTCGATCTGGTAGAGGGCACGATCGACGACCCCGGCGTCGATGTCTAAGGGCGAGAGACGCCGGACGCGGACGCGCTCCACGATCGACGGCCTACCGGATGACGTTAGGGGGCAGCTCGACCTAAAGCTCGCGGACACCGCGAACACCTACGAGGAGCTCGCCGCATGGCTCAAGGAGGAGGGCTACGCGATCAGCAAGTCGGCGATAGGCCGATACGCTATCCGCTCCAACCGAGCCGCGCAGAGAGTCGCCGAGACTATCCAGAGGACGCAGGCAATCGCGCAGGCCGTCGAGCAGCACCCCGAGCTTGACTACACCAAAGCGGCGAGTATGGTGCTCATGGACGGGCTCATGCAGCGCGTCAGCACAGCGGAGGACGACTTCGCCGAGATGCCGCTTGACAAGGCCGGGCGGCTGATTGCGAGCCTCTCCCGAAACGCGACCTACGAGAAACGCGTTCGGGCGGAGCTCAAGCGCAAGGCCGAGCTTGCCTTCGACCAGATGGAGAGCGAGCTCATGGCGGCGATCAAGCAGCATCCAGAACTCGCCGGGGAGCTGCACGACGTCCTTGCAAGGGCGAGGGAGAAGGTGCTCGACGATGGCGAAAATTGACCTCAAGGAATACCTCGAACGGCTCGAGGAGCCGGAAGACCGCGAAGCCGTTGCGAACAGGGAGTATCAAAAGGAACTGTTCGAGGAATATGTCTCGATGGCAGGGAAGGGCGACTCGGAGCTTCGGGCGGAGCTCCTACGGGAATACCGGGCGGGGGCACCGCTCACAGGGCCGAAGGGACTGCGCCGGAAGCTCGGAGCGGTCGATCTTGAATACTTCGGCAGGGCCTACCTCGCGCACTACTTCGTCAGAAAGTCCCCGGCGTTTCACGGGGAGCTTGACCGGATATGGCGCGACGGCGTGATGAAGGGCAAGAACCCGACGACACAGGCGAAGGAGATCTCCCGCACGGACGGATGCCGCAGGGCGATCGAGGCACCGCGCGGACACGCCAAGTCAACGACGTTTACTTTTAAGGACAGCATCCATGCGGCGGCGTATGCCTATAAGCATTATGAGATCATCCTCTCGGACAGCTCCGAGCAGGCCGAGGGCTTCCTCGGGGACATCAAGACCGAGTTCGAGGAAAATGCAGCCTTGCGGGAGGACTTCGGCGAGCTTCCGGGCCGTGTCTGGAAAGCGTCGGTCATCCTGCTCACGAACGGAGTCAAGATCGAGGCGATCGGTTCGGGAAAGAAAATCCGCGGACGCCGACACAAACAATGGAGGCCCGACCTTATTGTCTGCGACGACCTCGAAAACGACGAGAACGTCAACACCGCCGAACAGAGAAAGAAGCTCCGCAACTGGTTTTACAAGGCGGTCTCAAAGGCGGGAGACACCTATACCGACATCGTGTATATCGGGACGCTCCTGCACTTCGACGCGCTGCTTGCGAACGTGGCGAACAACCCGAGTTATAAAACGGTCAAATACCGGGGCGTTATCTCCTTCGCGGAGAATACGGAGCTATGGGACGCGTGGGAGGCAATCTACACCGACCTCACCAACGAAAAACGGCAGGAGGAGGCGCGGGCCTTTTACGAGGCGCACGAGGCGGAGATGCTGGAAGGCACCGCCGTCCTCTGGAAAGAGAAGCTCTCCTATTATGATCTTATGGTTATCCGCATATCGGAGGGCGAGGCGAGCTTTAACTCGGAGATACAGAACGAGCCCATCGACCCCGAGAGCTGCACTTTTCAGGAGGAGTGGTTTGACTTTTGGGATGACGAGGGCAAGCAGCTCCCCGACTTTTCCGACCCGCGCTTCGTCTTCATCGGCGCGAACGACCCCTCGCTCGGGAAGAACAAGAAGTCGGACACGAGCAGTATATTCGCGCTTGCGAAGGACACCTCGACGGGTTACATCTACGTCCTGATCGCGGACATCGCCAAGCGCAAGCCCGACCAGATTATCGAAGACGCAATCGAGGCAAGCCGCCGCCTGAAAAGGGACTATAAGCGGCCTTATTATCAGTTCGGCGTCGAGACGGTTCAGTTCCAATATTATTTTGCGGAGATCATGCGGCAGAAGTCCGCAGCGATCGGAGAGTATCTCCCGATTGTGGAGATCAACAGCGTCCAGAACAAGGACGCCCGCATCCAGAGCTTGCAGCCTTTTGTAAAGAACGGGTATGTCAAGTTCTCAAAGAAGCACAAGACCTTACTCAAGCAGATGTATGAGTACCCGATGGGGAAGAACGACGACGGGCCGGATGGACTGCAAATGGCGGTCAAGCTCGCCCTCGAGGTCAAAGTCGGGCGAAAGGTCGATTATCAGTCAGTACAAGCCCGCGCGATGAAGTTCAGGCGCGGGGCCTATTAAGGAGGTGGGGCACATGGCAAAGAAGAAACGCGGCGGCAAACCGCAGCAGGCGAGCCGGCAGGCTCCGCCTCTCCGCAGGCCCGAGACGCGCGAGATCGCCGTCGCTCAGGTTACGGATAAGTACAGCGAGTACCCGTCGAACGGGCTCACTCCCGTCCGGCTTGCGGAGATATTCAAGGAAGCGGACGCGGGGGACGTGCTCCGGCAAATGGAGCTATACGAGGAGCTCGAGGAGAAAGACCCGCATCTTTTCAGTCAGATGCAGACGCGGAAGAACGCGGTCACGGGCCTCGACTTCGAGATCATCCCCTTCGACTCGGACGACGAACGCGACAAGGAAATCGCCGAGTTTATCGAGGGGCAAATCAACAGCATCGAGAGTTTCGAGGATGTGCAAAACGACCTCCTCGACGCAATCGGCAAGGGGTTCGCAGTCTCGGAAATTATATGGGGCTATGACGAGGGGCACGTCGTCGTCAAGGAAATCAAGAGCCGACATCAAAAACGGTTCTTTTGGGACAGCGTCGACGACTCCTTCAAGGTACGCACCGCCGAGGCCCCGCAGGGCATCGAGCTCCCGACGAACAAGTTTATTTTGCACAGGTACAAGGCGCGCAGCGGGCACCCGTCCCGCGCGGGCGTGCTCCGCGTCGTCGCGTGGATGTACCTCTTTAAGAACTACGACCTCAAGGATTGGGTTTCCTTCGCGGAAATCTACGGCCTACCGCTCCGGCTCGGCAAGTATCAGCCGGGGGCGAGCGAGGAGGACAAGCGCGCGCTCATGGCCGCGCTCGTTCAAATCGGCGCAGATGCGGCGGGCATCATTCCAGACGGGACGACGATCGAGTTCATCACGACCGAGAAGAACAGCTCGACGAACCTTTACGAGCAGCTTGCCCGCTACTGCGACGAACAAATCTCGAAAGCCGTCCTCGGGCAGACGTTGACCTCGGACTCAGGCGGCGGCAGCTATGCACAGAGTAAAACGCATAACGATGTACGGCACGACCTGACCGTCGCGGACTGCAAGGCCCTCGCCGCCACGCTCCGGCGCGACCTTATCCGCCCGCTCTGTATCTTCAATTTTGGAGAAGACAGGCGCATCCCTTATCTCCGGTTTGACTGCGAGGAGGGGGAAGACCTCGTCCAGACGGCGAACATCGTCGGCACGCTGATCGAGAAAACAGGGTTAAGCGTCCCGACCTCGTACCTCTACAAGAAATTCTCCATCCCGAAGCCCGAGGCGGGGGAGGAGATAGCGAAGCCGCCCTCCATGACGGGCGCAGGCTCGCCGCTGCTCCCCTTCACAGCAACCGCGCAGAGCGCGCCGATCGCGCTCAAGGCCGGGGGCGCAGCGGGGCACGGCACGCAGGCGCGGGCGGACTATCTTGCACAGGCGGCGGCACGCCGCAGCGCGTCAGCCTTCAAAAAAGCGTTTGCTCCGGTTCTCAAATTACTTGAGCGGGCGAACAGCCTCGAGGAACTCCGCGAGCTGATGGAGGACGACGACCGCGTCGCGGCCCTGTATGACGAGATGGACGTCACCGGGCTCGAGGAGCTGCTCCAGAAGGTTCTAACCTACGCGCAGCTCGAGGGGAGGGCGGTCGAAGATGGACGGGATTGACGCACTCTTTAACCGGAAGGATATGACGTTCGAGGAGGCGGTCGAGTATTTCAAGAACCGCGTCCCTGTTACGGCGTCGGTATTCTACAGCATCGCGGAGGAGTATCGGGCGTTCGCGTTTACGGTCAGCGGCTACACGAAGGCGCAAATCCTTCGGCGGTTTTACGAAGAAATCCTCGCCGCGCTGGAAGACGGGAACACCTTCTCGGAGTTCCGGCTTAATATGAACGACTTCTTAGAGTCGGAAGGGTACACGGGGCTCGACCCTCTGCAAGCGGACAACATCTTTCGGACGAATGTGCAAACGGCCTATAACGTGGGCCACTATAAGCAGATGACAGACCCCGGCGTCATGCGGCTCCGTCCGTACTGGCAGTATGACGCGGTCAACGACTCGCACACGCGCCCGAGTCATCTCCTGATGGACGGACGTGTTTTTCCGGCTGACTCTCCCGTATGGGACACATGGTTCCCGCCGAACGGATTCCGGTGCCGCTGCACAGTGAAGACACTCTCGAAGCGGCAGGTCGAGGCGCGCGGCCTTACCGTGGAGACCAAGCCGCCGAAGGACATCGCGCCCGACCCGCATTTTAGCACCAACCCCGCGAAGGTTCCCTTCGAGCCTGATCTCAAGGGCTACCCTGAACCGCTCGTCAAGGCGTTCCGAAGGCGGGAGAGGGAGCAAAAAGAGGGATAGGGCGGCAGACGCGCAGAACGGCCCTCAGAAGCGTTTAAGGGCTACGGGGGATAATTCCTCGGGCACCGTTCGGGAACGGCGTTCTAACGCGTGCTAACGCCGTTTCCGAGGGCATAGCGAAAACACACAGGGAGGACAAACGAAAATGAAGCAGTTTTTCATCTTGAAAGGGGGGAGCGTCGACGTCTCGGGCGCGCCGGAGGTCATCTCCGTTTTACCGCTCGGGCACGTTGTAAGCTCGAAGGGCGAGTTCGACGTTGACGCGGAGAGCCTTGAGAGCATGAAGCGGGAGATCGCAAAACGCGGCGTCGATCTCGTGGTCGACTATGAGCATCAGACGCTCAAGGGAACGCAGGCTCCCGCAGCCGGATGGGTAAAGGAGCTATTTCTCAAGGACGGCAGCATCCGAGCGCGCGTCGAGTGGACGCCGACCGCAGCCGAGTACCTCAAAAATAAGGAATACCGATACCTCTCCCCGGTCATCACCGTCCGCAAATCAGACGGGAAGGCGATGGGCCTGCACTCCATCGCCCTGACAAACACCCCGGCGATCGAAGGCATGAGCCCGATCGTCAACTCTGACAGCTACCAAGAAGGAGGACAAAACAACATGAATGAATTTTTGCAGAAGCTCGCCGCGCTGCTCGGTTTGGGCGAGGACGCCACCGAGGAGGACATCCTCGAGGCCCTCAAGAAGAACGCCGAGGAGATGAAGACCCTCAAGGAAAACGCGGAGGCGGCAAAGAAGCAGCAGGGCAGCGAGCCGCCCGCCAAGGAAGACGAGACCGTCGTCGCAAACAAAGCCGTTTGCGAACTGCTCGGCCTCAAGGCGGGAGCCCCGACCGACGACGTGACCGCCAAGATCATGGAGCTCAAAGGCGGCACGATTGACGGCGTCAATGTGCTCGAGAAGGTCAAGCAGCTTGAGGGCAAGCTCGCCGACCGCGACGCCGAGGACGCCGTCACGATGGCACTCAAGGGCGGGAAGATCACCGCAGCACAGAAGGAATGGGCCAAGAGCTACGCACTGAGCGACCCGAAGGGGTTCGCCTCCTTCGTCGAGAAGGCCCCGCAGGTCGTACCGATGGGCGAACTCAATATGAGCGACGATGTCAAGAGCCTCAAGTCGGCGGCAGCGAGCGAGGAGACCCTGCTCGTATGCAAGGCCCTCGGCGTCAGCAAGGAAGACATCGAAAAATACGGGAAGGAGTAAAAAACACATGGCAGCATTAACAACCGAGAGGGACACCTCTGAGATCGCAAACGGCGCGAAGCGCATCAAGCTCCCTGTCAAGGGGGAAACGACCATCTTTCAGGGGGCGATCGTGGCGATCGGCGCGGACGGATATGCGGTTCCGGCCTCCAAGTCGGCGGACTTGACCGTCGCGGGCAGGGCCGAGGAGACCGTCGCCAACACGGGCGCGGACGGAGCGGAGAGCATCCTTGTTGCGCGCGGCGTATTCATCTATGAAAACAGCGCGAGCGGCAAACTCGACGCGACCCACATCCTCAAGCCGTGCTATATCGAGGACGACCAAACCGTCAGCAAGACCGACACGGGCAGCAGCGTCGCGGGCCTTGTCATCCGCGTTGATGACGAGGGCGTCGCGGTCGAGATGGGCTTCGGCCTGACTGCTCCGAGCGCGGCAGCGGCAAAAACGAAATAAGGAGGAAACAATCAAATGATTATCACACCGCAGACCCTTCGGGGGATTTACGTCGGGTTTAATACCCTGTTTAATAAAGCGTTTACCGAGACGCCTGTCCTTTACCAGCGTGTCGCGACGGTATGCCCTTCCACGACATCAGAGGAAAATTATGCGTGGCTCGGCGACATTCCCGGCATGAAGGAATGGAGCGGGGAGCGCGAAATCCAGAATCTTGCAAGCAGCTCGTACACCATCAAGAACAAGGACTTCGAGGGGACGGTCGGCATCCCGCGCAACGCGATCGAGGACGACAAGATCGGGCTCTACTCTCCGTCTATCCAGATGCTCGGGCAGAGCGCGGCGCAGCACCCCGACGAGCTGATCTTCGGCCTTTTGAAGTCCGGCTTCACGGAGCTCTGCTATGACGGCAAGCCCTTTTTCTCCACCGAACACCCCGTCGGCAGGAAAAAGGTTTCCAACAAGGGCACCGAGAAGCTCACCATCGAGAGCTACGCCGCAGCGCGCGCGGCGATGATGGGGTTCTTCAACAGCAAGGGCCGCCCGCTCAAGCTCGTCCCGAACCTCCTCGTCGTGCCGCCCGCACTGGAAGGAACCGCGCTCTCCATCACAAAGAGCGAGTTTATCAACGGCACCACGAACACCATGAAAGGCACCGCCGAGGCCCTTGTCGTGCCCGACCTTGCCGGAAGTGATACGGCGTGGTATCTGCTCTGCACCACAAAACCGATTAAGCCTCTGATTTATCAGGAGCGCAAGAAGCCGAAGTTCGTCTCCAAGACCGGAGAGCAGGACGATAACGTCTTCTTTGACAAGCAGTACATTTACGGCGTCGACTCTCGCGGGAACGCTGGCTTCGGGTTCTGGCAGATGGGTTACGGCTCGGACGGAACCACGGGCGGCGAATAAGCGCGGCCCGAGACCATGAGAAGGGAGGGGACAGCGTGAGCTATAGCACGAAGGAAGAAGTCCGCGAGATGCTCAAGGACGACGCGCTCAACGCGATTATCGGGGACACCTTCATCGAAGACCCCGAGGAACGCGAGGCAAAAGTCGCGCCGATTATCGAAAGCGCAATCGAGGACGCCGATGCGGAGATTGACGGCTACCTCGCCAAGAGGTACGCCGTCCCCATCTCCCCGGCCCCGCGTGTTCTGAACAAGTTCTCGAAGGACATCGCAATCTATAACCTGTATTCCCGCCTCGGCATTGACGAGGGCACAGAGGAAAAGAACTACTTAAACCGCTATAACGCGGCGGTCAAGTTCCTCACGCTTGTCGCGGAGGGAAAGGTCTCGATCGGGGCCGAGACCGAAGACCCGGCAAGCGCGGCGGCGACCGGATTTTCGGTGAAGTCAAACCCCCGGATTTTCAGCCGGGGGAGCATGAGGGGGATGTAAGCCTTGTATAGCATCCGAATAGAAGGAGATACGCGGAGGCTCCTCAAGAAGCTCCGGTCGTATGCGGAGATAGACAAGCGGCGCATAAACGCGGCCCTCGCCGAAGGCGTCCGAGAGTCCACGCTCGAGCGGTTCAAGGAGAGCCGCAGCCCCGAAGGGAAACGCTGGAAGACCTCCATACGGGCGGCGAGCGAGGGAGGAAAGACACTGATCGACACGTCGCAGCTCCGCAACTCTATCCGCTCCTCGTCGGATGACAGCGGCTTCGCGGTCGGTACGAACGTGAAGCACGCGGCGACGCACCAGTTCGGCGCGCAGGGGCGCACCATACGGGCGCGGCGTGCAAAGACCCTTCGCTTCCAGATCGGCGGGGCGTGGGTCAGCAAAAAGAAGGTACGCATCAACATCCCCGCCCGCCCATTCCTCGGCCTATCGGACGAGGATATGCAGGAGATCAAGAGCACCGTCGAGGAGTACATCAACAGGGAGGGCTAATCTTGTACGCACAAAGCAAGGCATACCTATTAGAGAAGATCAGAGCGTGCGGGCTCAAGTCCAACCCGTACACCACCGAGAAAGCTCTCGAAAAAAGTCAAGAGTCTCACGTCGGCGCAGTCTTGTTTGAGAGCGAGACCCTCGCCCGAAACGGTTCCAAAACACGATTCAGAGACCAAGAGGGAGCGCAGCACAAAAGGCGGAAGGTTTTCGACCGCAAGCTCTCGTTTACCGTGATACTCGGCGACTACACCGATGAAGCGGTCGAGGCGATGTATGAGAAGTTCCTCGCGGGCCTTGACTCCGGCATATACATCAATGGAGATTATACGCCGATTGAGGTCGAGAGTGCGGATTGGGTAGACAAGGACGACTCAATTCTCAAAGCAAAAGTCGCCGTTCAGGTGAAGATCACCTTCGACGGCGGTCTATATAGGGACACGGACTTCGCCCGCGTGCGCGAGCTGGATGTCGTGTCGGTAACAAAAAACAACGGAAAGGAGCCTATAGATGGCAGCGAAACAGAACAGCCCTGACGCGTCCAAGCCGGGCGCACAGACGGGCGGAAACGCCCCGGAGCTCCTTGAGATCAGCGAGCTCAAAAGAAAGCACAGGACAGGCCGGGCGGTTTATGCGGGCGTATGCGCCGCGCAGGGATGGAGGCCCGGCAGGAAGCTCACCGAGGAGGAATATGCCGCAGCGGTCGAGCAGTTCACGGGGGGCCGCATGGACGGACGCCCCGGAAGTAAATCTAAGACAAAGGAGGCGGGGAAGTAATGCTCAGAGACGTTACACACAAAGTCACGGACGGGCTCCTCGGGTTCGCTACGGCGACCGGGGACGGCCTGCATCTCAAGATCGGCGTTTCTCCGGTCGTCTCAGACAAGCCGATTATCGTCACGGGAGATATGACGGCGGCGAAAATCAAGGAGCGGCTCGGCCTGTCCCCGCTGGCGGATGCGGTCATGGACTCCGTACAATGGGGCGCGGCCCGCATCTATTGCCTTCCGGTTTCGGCGACCGAGGCGGGCACGCTCGGGGAGGTCAAGCACACAGGGGAGGGCAAGGGCACCCTCACGCTTGACGGAAGCCCGACGAACGCCTTCGGCATCATCGTCGAAATTACCGGACAAGGCACGCTCAATACAGCGGCCTTTAAGGTCTCTATCGACGGCGGATATAGCTACAGCGACGAGACCACCGTCCCCCTGACGGGCGAATATACACTCGAGGGAACGGGCCTCAAGCTGACATTTGCGGCGGCGTCCGAGCCGGACGATGCGGCGACGAGCTTCAAAGTGGGCGACGTGTTCACCGCTTCGACGACCGCGCCGACCATGACGAACGGCGACGTTATTGCAGCGATCGAGAAGCTGCACAACTTCGCCGAGGAATACGAGTTTATTCATATCGTCGGCGAGAGCTCCCTTGCGCTCTGGCAGGCCGTAAGCGAGGCGCAGCTTGAGATGCAGGACACCTATAAAAAGCCGCTCGCCTTCGTCATGGAGGCAACGCCGCCGGAGGAGGAAGACGATCTCCAAGACTACGCCTTGCAGCTCGAGGCCGACCGCAAGAAGATCAAGAACTATAATTTGCAGGTTGTCGCCGCGTGGGGCGTGCTTGTCCGTTTGGACGGCACCACGCAGGAGGTAAACCTCGCGGGACTGGCGTGCGGGCTTTATGCAAAGGCCCCTGTTCAAGTCTGCATCGGAAAGACGCGCACCGAGGCGGGCTTCAATATCCCGAAAACCAAGCTCACCGAGCTCCGCCCGCAGGGTATCGAGGAGATCACGGAGATGCTTGACGTGGCGGGCTTCCTCACCTTCCGCGAATATGACGGCCTCGATGACTTCTATGTTTACCATACGAAGATGATGTCGCCGGACGGCTCCGACTTCCGATATATGGAGGACGTGCGCGTCCTGAACAAAATCATCCGCGAGACACGGAAAGAGGCCCTCCTCATTTTGCAGGACGACATCGACCTCGAGGACGTGCAGGGCGAGCTTGAGACGCGGGCGAAGTTCATGTTCACGCCCTTGCAGCGCATGATCGACAGTAAAGAAATCAGCTCGGCGGAGATCACTGTACCGGAAGGGCAGGAGGAGACCATTCTCGAGGACGAGACGATGCGCGTCAAAATCCGTTATCTGTCCCGAGGGTATATCCGTGAAATCGAGGTCGACCTCGGCAGGTCGGCACCGTCGAGCGACTAAGAAAGGAGGGGGAAGGGTATGTCCCTGAAAGTAAACGGCAAAGCCTACGGATGGGGCGACGTCGACATCAAGCTCCCCGGCCTGACGCCGGAGGTGCAGGAGGTCAGCTATGACGACGAGAACGACGTCGAGGAAGTCTACGGCAGAGGCGGCAAGCCTCGCGGCTATGGCGAGGGCAACTACAAAGCGTCGGGCAAGCTCACCATGCTCCGCGACGACTACGAGGAGCTCCTCAGTTATTGCAAGTCGAAGGGCGTCGCGTTCTACAAGCTCGAGCTTGCCTCGGTCGTGGTTTCCTACGCCAACGAAGGCGAGAAGACACACATCGACGAGCTCAAGAAGGTACGCTTCACCAAGCGCAGCAACAAGGCCGCGCAGGGCGACAAGAGCTTGACGGTCGACCTTGATATGATTATCCTCGGCGGCATCGTTCAGGACGGCGTCGAGCCCATCTAAAGGCGTTCACACTCAAAATAATTGATAAATCAACAGGAGGAAAAACAACATGGAAGACGTAAAGAAGACCGCGCAGGGCGAGACCGTTTCCAATACCGCAGCAGCGGCGAAGGCCGAGGCGGAGCAGCTCAAGGAAAAGTATAAATGCAAGGTCTACCGCGTGGGCATCACCATCCCGCAGGACGACTCGGAGGAGAAGGAGTTCGCCTACTACTTCAAACGGCCCGCGATCGCAAGCTATGACCGTTATCTCAAGAGTGCCGCGCAGCAGGGCATCGTCAAAGCCTCGAAAGTGTTTATGCTGGATTGCGTCACCGAGGAGAGCCGCGACGCCCTGATCGCAGATATGGAGGAATATCCCGGCATCGCCGTATCGGTCGGCAACCGCCTCACGGAAATCCTCGGCCTGACCAACGCAAATTTGAAGATGCTCTAAGGGAGCGGGTCACGGGGATAAAGGAAAGCGTCGTAGAGCTCGGCCTTATTGAGATTTACCGCTTCCTTCCCCCGTCTCTCTTAGAGGGTTTTGACCCCGAGACGCTGGACGACTTCGACGAGTTCCTCGGCTTCGTCGCGAAGGCTCGCGTCGTGCAGGAGCTTGAGAAAAACATTGTCGCCCGAGCCGTCTCCGAGGTTTTCTCGGAAGGATGACTCGGGCGGCGCAGCTCTCGGCCAAAAGACCGCCTCCCTTTTCGACAAAGGAGGTGAGAGCTAACACATGAGCTTAGAGTCTGTTTTCAAATTGTCGCTCATTATGAACATGGTCGACAATTTGACCGGGCCGATGTCGCGCGTCACGTCGAACGTGAACGGCTCAGTCTCCCGACTGGACAAGATGAACCAGTCCCTCGGGGGAATAATCAAGACAGGCGCGACGATGCAGACGGTCGGCTCTCAGATTGCGGGCGCGGCTCTGGCTCCGGTCGAGGCCACCTTCGAGACGCGCCGGGCCCTCGGCGAGCTGGCCTCTTTGGGCGTCAAAGACCTACAGGTCGTCGAGGACGCCGCGCGCAGCTTTTCCGATCAGTGGGCGGGCACGACGAAGGCGGACTTTATCAGTGCAGCCTACGACATCAAGAGCGGCATCGCGTCGCTCTCTGACGAAGGCGTCGCGGAGTTTACCAGCCTCGCGGCCCTGACGGGCAAAGCGACGAAGTCGACGGTCGGCGAAATGACGAGCCTGTTTGCGACGGGCTACGGTATATATAAAGACTATTATGCCGATATGAGCGACCTCGAGTTCGGCGAGATGTTTTCGGCGGGCATCTCGAAGTCGGTGCAGCAGTTCAAGACAACGGGCTCGGAGATGGCGGCGTCGATCGAGTCGCTCGGCGCGTCGGCCACAAACGCGAATGTCCCCCTCGAGGAACAGCTCACCATCCTCGGTATGCTGCAAGGCACGATGAGCGGCAGCGAGGCGGGCACAAAATACGCGGCGTTTCTGGCCTCGGCAGCGAAGGGCGGCGAAGCCCTCGGGCTATCCTTCCTTGACGCAAACAATCAGCTCAAGAGTATGCCCGAGATCATCGACCAGCTCCGCAGCAAATACGGGGAAACGATTGACGCAATCGAGAAGCAGGAAATCGCCGAAGCCTTCGGCACCGACGAAGCGGTCGACCTCATTGATCTCATGTATGGCAAGGTCGGCAGCTTACAGGACAACATCCTCGGGATGTACGACGCGCTCGGAAACGGCACCGCAGTCGCCGAGGAAATGGCCTCGGCGATGAATGAGACAGAGCCGGAGAAGTTCCAGAGGCTACAGCAGCAGCTCCACAACGTCGCAGAGGCGGCGGGGAATACGCTGCTCCCGACAATCAATAATCTAATGGAGGGCGCGTCGGGCGTCATACAAAAGGGCGCGGAGTGGATAGACAACCATCAACAGCTTGTGCAAATCATCCTTATGGTCGTCCTTGCGCTCGGCGGCTTCCTCAGCGTGGCAGGCACGACGATCGCCGTCGTCGGCGGTATCGGGCTTGTATTCACAAAAACGGCGGGGCTTGCAAAAGGGTTTATCGGCGCAATCAAGGGAATACCGTCAGCCCTTGAGACGATACAAATATACGGCCTATATGCGGGGGATGCAGTCAAAGCAGGGTTCGGAAAGATACGGTCGGCGGGCAGTACCGCGATTACAGCCGTCCGAAACGTCGGCAGCAGCCTCCTCACAATGGCGAAGGGCGCGGTCGTCTCAGGCGTGGCGGCAGCGAAGAACATGGCGATCAGTCTGGCAGGCATGGCGAAACAGGCCATCACGACCGCCGTGACAGCGATGCCGGGGCTTATTGCTTCGGTGTGGTCGTTTACCGCCGCCCTGCTCGCGAACCCGATTACGTGGATAATTCTCGCGATCGTCGCCCTGATTGCCGTCCTTGTGCTGCTCTGGCAGAATTGGGACAGCGTGACGGCGTTCCTTCAAAGTGTATGGAACGCAGCTTGTTCGGCGATCTCGGCGGGTATCGACTGGCTAAAGCAAGGGTTTCAGGCGTTTATCGGCTTTTTTCAGAATATCGGCACCGCGATCAGCACAGGCATACAGAACATTCAAAACGTATTCACGAACATCGTCACATGGATAAACGAAAAGATTCAGTGGTTCGGCGAGGCGGGCAAGCGGCTCGTCACGACCTTCGTCAACGGTATTAAGAGCGTGGCGATGGCTCCCGTCAATGCGGTCAAGGGCATCTTTAATAAGATCGGCAGCCTGTTCCCGCACTCGGACGCTAAGGAAGGCCCGCTCTCCACGCTGACGCTCTCCGGCCAACGGACGATGACGACCTTCGCGGATGGCGTAAGCCTCGCGGAAGACGCCCCGGCCCGCGCGGTCGAAAAGAGCTTCGGAAGGGTCAAGGCTACCTTAGAGCAGGAACCGCCGAAGAAAGTCTCCCTCGGTTCTGCAAAGAGCGAGGAGGACGAGCAGGGCAGCAGCTCCGGCAAGGGCAGCGGCGAAAAGAGCGTCATCATTCAAAAGCTGCTCATGCAGGTCGACCTCAAACAAATCAAGGACTTGCAGCTCCTCCTCAAGCTCCTCAAGGAGCTCGAGGACTACAGCGAAGCAAACGGCAGCGACGACGGCGACGCCGAGCCGGAACCGACACCAGCCTAAAGGAAGGAGGACGCCGATGATATTCATAGAAGACGAGCTCGTCAAGGTGAACGGAGTCGTCCTTCCGGGGCTCGTTAAGAGCATCGAGGTCACGGAGGCCGCGCAGATTGACGAGCAGGAAGTCGAAGGCAGCGCGACCAAGCCGAAGCAGGCGACGGGCTACCAAGACGCGACGGTCAAGATCGAGCTCATAATCGACGACACCGCGACGAAAACCAAGTACCAGCACCTTGCAGCAATTCGAGCGATTTTTCGCTCGCCGGGGCAGGCCGTTCCGCAGCCTATCCCGATTGTCTGCGAGGACACAGCGGCGCACGGCGTCGACAAAGTGCTTTTTAAGGGCCTGACACATAAGGCCGAAAGCAAGTCCGGGCAGCTTCCGGTCACGCTGGATTTTGTCGAGTACATTCCGCAGACCATACAGACCACAAAGACGACCAGCTCCAAGAGCTCAAATAAAAGCTCGGGAAAAAGCTCGGGCAAGAGCAGCAAGCAGTCGTCAAGCAGCGGGGCGTCGAGCTCCCTCTCGTCCGATTATAAGTCGTATTTATCCACCAAGCGGGGCAAAAGCCCCGCCGTGGATAATGCGAGTACCGCGAAGGGGGCGAACCGCGTCGCGCAGATGCCAAGTTAAGGAGGACACAGATGGAGACGCAAGAGTTATTTTATCCGCAAATCTCCGCAAGGGCGGGCCCTTACATCTTCGACAAGGGCGTCGAAGTGGAGGTTCACAGCTCAAAGACCTCATACTTCGATTGGGCGAAGATACGCTTCACGGAAGAATTTCAACCAAAAATCGCGCTCGCTCGCAGGGACGAGGCGGCGATCGAGTTCGGTTATGACGGCGTCTTTGACGAGACCTTCACGGGGTTCGTCGCCAAGCCGTACAATGCCGGAGGCTTCGCCGACGAGATCAACCTCAAGGACGAGATGCTGCTCCTCGAGGACACGACTATAAACAACACGTTTCTCGACACAACACCGCAGGAAATGATCGCCTACTGTCTGACTCAGGCAGGCATCTCGGAAATGAAGCTCGCGGGCACCGCGTACCCGAAACGGGCGCGGCTCCCCATCCGGCAGATGAACGTCATTGAGG